ACCCCCGGCGGGTCTTTTTCCCCAATGTTTCTCCACGGAAGTCTCTCGGAACTAATCAGGAAGGAGTGGAAACTATGGCGTCTCGCCGTGAAAGTGGATCTGAAAATTCCAAACGACGAGCCCGTCCGGCCACTACGCCTGAAGGAAGAGAGAATCAACTCGTCAGTCTTGCTGTTCAATTGGCCGAGAAGCAATTGGCTGAGGGAACCGCCTCTGCTCAGGTGATTACTCACTATCTAAAGCTTGGCTCAACCAGGGAGAAACTAGAGCAAGAACGTTTGGCTAGAGAGAACGATCTTCTGAGACTTAAGAGTGAAACGCTAGAGTCGGCTAAGCGAGTCGAGGACATGTACAAAGCAGCACTCGATGCCATGCGAGCTTATTCTGGACGGGAACCATCGGAGGTTCCGGATGACTTCTAGAATTAGAAGTTATACTGAACTGTCTCGTATCCCAACGTTTGAAGAACGGTTCAAGTATCTCGCCTTACGCGGACAAGTTGGATCAGCCACTTTTGGTTTCGACCGATACATGAATCAAATGTTCTATTCGTCCACACAATGGAAACAGATCCGGCATCATGTGATTGCTCGAGATCTGGGCTGTGATTTGGCATTTACTCAGCATGAGATTCACGATCGTCTCTATATTCATCACATGAACCCGATGATACCAAGTGATATCACTGGTGGTGAATCGGAAATTCTGGATCCTGAGTTTCTGATAACAACGACGCATCGAACACACAATGCCATTCACTATGGTGATGAACGTCTTCTACCAAAACCACTTGTTATGAGACGACCTGGGGATACCAAGTTATGGTAACGGACCCTCGACCGAGTTGGGATGACTATTATCTCGGCATCGCTGTCGCTGCGTCGCGTCGAGCTGATTGTACTCGACGACAAATCGGAGCCATCATCGTAAAGAACAATCGGATTATTTCGACAGGCTACAATGGAGCTCCGTCAGGAAAACCAGGCTGTTTGACGAACGGCGCATGTCCTCGCGGCAGGTTTTCAAACGATGAAATTTCTCCGGGGTCGAGTTATGACACAGGCGCTGGCGCTTGCATTGCTATCCATGCTGAGCAGAACGCTATTCTGAGAGCTGGACCAGAATGTCATGGTGCTATTCTTTACGTAACTGATGTTCCTTGCGATGGTTGCGCCCGTCTCATCGAAGGCGCCGAAATTAATCGCGTTGTATTTCCATAAGGAGAAACCGTGCGTGTAATTCTAGTTGCTTGTACAACACTTGTTGAAGACGTACCAGACTACAAGGTTCACAACAACACGATGGCTTGCGATGAACTTGCAGAAGAAGCCGGTCGTCTTTGTTATCTCTCATGGGATCGACCGAATCCTGACACTGCCGATAATCGGTCTTACCTTAGCAACATCATCAAGCAGCAACATTTCTCTGTAGTGGAACATGCGAGCGCTACGTTTTACATCGACGGCGTCACTCGGAATTTCACACACGAACTGATTCGTCATCGGCATCTGAGCTTCAGCGAGATCAGTCAAAGATACGTTGACGTAGGAAACCTTCCTTTCATCAGACACCCAGGTCTCTCTGATAAGGACGACGTCGAACTCGACGCGATTATCTCTCAGAACCGAGATCTTTATTATCGTTATATTGAAGAAGGTTTGAACGAAGGACTTGCTCGAAAGCTTGTTCGCCAAGCGGCTCGCCACGTTCTCCCAAGTGGCCTAGAAACTAAGATTCTGGTTACAGGTAACATGCGGGCCTGGAGAGAAGTGCTAAGTAAGAGGCTCTCTCCGATGGCAGATGCTGAATTTCGAGAAGTGGCCGCGCTTATTCTACAGAATTTGAAGAAAATCGCCCCTGGAACATTCCAGGATTTCTAAAATTAAGGAGCGCCATGGAACTGGATGAGAACCTCGCCCATATCGTCGAAGAAAATCCAGAAGAGCACATTGGGGATGTCACTAAGGATCCATGGGATGATCCTGAACAAACCGACTGGCCGACGAACACCGAAACTGTAACGGATGAGGTGCAGTAATGAATTGGGTTACCGTACCTAACCTTAATGAGCTCGGTGCTCAGATCAACGCGCGTTTCCCAAGTCGCGACAAGGGGTCTGACGGTACCATCGGCGATGCTGCGCATCAGGCCTCTGCGTCTAGTCACAATCCGGACATCTCAGGCACGCCTGAATACCGAGACGGTGACTCTGTGAATGAGGTTCGCGCTCGCGACATCGACAAGGATCTTCGCGATCCGGCTGGCGTCACGATGGAGGACGTCGTTCAACTCTGGGTGAAGCTTGCTCGAGCGGGTCAGTTGTGGTGGGTTCGCTACATCATCTACAACAAGCGCATTTGGCACAAGCGCGACGGTTACCTAACTCGAACTTACACGGGTGACAATGCGCATACCGATCACGTGCATGTCAATTCAGACTTCACGCAGTCGGCGGACACCGTAACTGGCACCGATTGGCATCTGACATCGCTAACTGGCGGTTCTGTAGTTGTTCCAGTCGCTCACCCGGCAGACAACCTGGTAGTCGATGGCGAACTTGGTCCGAAGACGATCTCGCGCTGGCAGCGTGTTATGGGCACCACTGTAGATGGCCACATCAGTGTTCCCAGCATGTTGGTCATGACTGTGCAGCGTCGTCTTCGCTCAACTGTTGACCACTACTTGGTTGTCGATGGCGTCGGGATCGCACAGGACAATCACCGATACAAGACTGTTGGTGCTCTTCAGCGTTACCTCGGTTCTCCAGTCGACGAGGTAATTAGTTCGCCGAAGTCGCAAGTTATCATGGCTTTGCAGCGACGTCTGAATGAGAATCGGTTCTAACTTCTAGTCAAAATGGGAGGAGGTCCCACGTGGCATCGACGAGTATTCTCGACAGTACGAAGAAGACGCTAGGCATCGATGCAGCCTACCACGCGTTTGATGATGACATCATCATGCACATCAATTCCGTCTTCGTGACCTTGGCTCAACTTGGCATTGGTCCAATGAATGGTTTCCAAATCGAGAGTGAAGTGGAAACGTGGGACCTCTTCATTGGAGTCGACAAGCTGTTGAACTCAGTGAAGACATACGTGTACCTTCGAGTTCGACTTCTTTTTGACCCACCCGCCACGTCATATCTAATTGAGTCTCTGAATCAACAGAGACAAGAAATGGAATGGCGCTTGACTGCATACCAAGACGGTTTGTCTTGGGTCGATCCAGAACCATCTCCAGTTTTGATTGTGGATGGCGGGGGCGTTTAAGGAGGACGTGTGCCAACGATCATGTTTCGCCGCGGACTCTCCACCGAATGGACTGCCAAGAATCCAGTCCTAGCCAATGGCGAACCCGGCTTTGAGATTGATACTAAGAAATGTAAAATCGGCGACGGTATGACGTCTTGGAACACTTTGCCATATCTAACTAGTTATTCGGGTGGCGGAATTCCAACAAATTTGGCCGATCACGTAAACGATCCGCTTCCACACCCAGTCTACGATGATGGGCCGTCATTTCTTCTACTGTACGAGAATGCGAAGGTGTGATCCATGTCACTGCAACTTCGACTCGGTGATCTGATCACCGCCATCGGGACAGACTACAAGCAATTCCGAACCTGGATTACTGGTTCCACAACCGGTGATCTGACCGGCTTGACTACGACTGACAAGTCATCTCTTGTTGCTGCGGTCAACGAAGTTAAGGCTTCTAGTGGTTCTCCTGCCGCAGCCTCTACGACTGCATCAGGTATCGCTGAAATTGCCACGTTGGCTGAGGTTGCCACTGGTACTGATACTACTCGGTTTGTCACCGCAGAAGGTGTGCGTCAGGAGAGAACGGCACTCAAGGCTGAACTTCTTGGCGGCGCTACTGCAGCTTTCGATACGCTGAACGAACTCGCTGCTTTGGTTACCGCTGCCGAGGAAACCAGTGTGATCGACGCCTTGACAACTGTCGTTGGCGGAAAGGCCGATGCTTCTACCGTTTACACACAAACTCAGATTGGTAATCCAGAAACCGATCTCGCCGCGGCTTACACTGCCGCTAAGGTATGAGTCTTCAAAGCCGGCTTGCTGCTCTCATCACCGCTATTGGCGCAGATATAAAGGATCACAATACTCGTATTAGCGCCATTGAAGCCGGCGGCGGTGGAACTTTCACAGCGCCTCTAGATCTCCCAGTTAGTACGAACCCATCTGCCCCAGCTGGTGGTCGTGCTTTGATCTACCCAAAAAACGCATCTGGTTATGACTGGGTTACGAAAGACGCTTTGGGGAATGAAGTTAATATTACGGATCCACTAAAAGGCGGTCGTGGTTGGATTATTCCAAATGCAGGATCAACTAGCGTTACCCAGATCGCAATTGGATCTTTGACTGCGACTGGTACTGCTACCGCAGCAGCTCTATCTATTACCAGTAAACAAACACGTATTCGTCGTCTTGATTATTTGGTAACGGCTGCCGCTGCTACAGCAGTAGCAGGATGGCGTATCACATCTCCGCATTTGGTTCGGGGTAATACGCCAGGCGTTGGTGGTTTTTATTCGCGCCAGGTTTTCGGGCCTGCCACTGGTGTTGCCACAGCAACGAATCGTGGTTTTGTTGGTCTAACTGCGACAACCAGCGCGCCAACTGATGTTCAACCGTCAACTCTGGTTAGTTGCATTGGCGTTGGCTGGGATGCTGCTGATGCGAATATGCAGATCATGCACAACGATGCGAGCGGGACTTGCACCAAGGTTGACTTGACTAGTGCTTTTATCGTACCAACGATCGACCGCAATGGTTTGTTTCAACTTGATATTTGGTGCGCATCAAACGAATCGAAACTCAACTGGTCACTGACGGATCTCATTAATGGTACTACTGTAACCGGTGACACTGGTGTATCCACCGATATTCCAACAAACACGACATATCTGGCCGAACGTGGTTGGATGAGTGTTGGCGGTACGTCCTCAGTAATTGGCATCGCCTTTGCTGGTCTTTACTACCAAACCGAATCGTATTAGGAGGTGACATGAACACATCAGTGATAGTCGCTATTCCAAGGCAAGACGATTACGTATGGAGAATTTCAAGCGAAAAGATTCCGCACGTAACGTTGTGTTATTTGGGAGAAATTGCTAGTTCAACTGATATGCAGGCCGCTATTGACTACGTTGAGCATGTTGCGTCCTTCTCTATGAAACCTTTCGGTATGGAGGTTGATCGTCGCGGAGTACTCGGACCAAAGAATGCAGATGTTTTGTTTTTTGAAGATGGTCATGGAGTAGCTAAACTAAATGCTTACCGTGATTATTTCCTGAAGAACACAATTATCAACAACGCTTATCTATCGACCTCGCAATTTCCAGAATTCAAGCCGCATTTGACTCTGGGATATCCTGAAGCGCCAGCTCACCCGGACCCTCGAGATTATCCAGGTATCAACTGGATCAATTTTGATCGTATTGCTCTGTGGACGGGTGACTTTGAAGGTCCAACATTTAATTTGAAAAGTGATGACATGCTCATGAGCAATTCTCTCGAAGATGTGCTTGCGCATTTTGGCGTTCGTGGAATGCGTTGGGGTGTTAGAAAGAATAAGTCAACCGGGCCTGTATCGCCAGACGCATCTAATGCCGCAACCATTAAAGAGAAAATGAAGACAGGCGGGATTCACTCGCTTTCCAACAAGGAAATTCAAGATGCTGTAACTCGCATGAATCTTGAACAACAACTCAAGAGTTTGCGAAAGAACACAAGTACCTTGAATAAGGGTCATATGGCCGTCAAGACGATTCTTGGAGTTGGCGCCACAGTAAGTTCGATTGTTGCATTTGTTAATTCTCCAGCAGGAAAATTGGTTAGACAAGCCCTTACGCGATAAAAAGGAGAGGCGATGGCGCTGTCGAATACGGCGACGCCGATCTATTACGGAGAATTCCGTGATGCGGTTGTTCGCGGTGATATTCCGGTAAACCGTGAAATCGCAATGGAAATGAACCGTATTGATGCACTGATCGCCAATCCAAATGTCTACTACGACGGTCAAGCGATTGAGGGTTTCATTCTCTATTGCGAGAATGAATTGACTTTGACCGATGGTAGCGATCTACATCTCCTACCGGCGTTTAAGGTCTGGGCTGAGCAAATCTTCGGATGGTATTTCTTTGTGGAACGAAGCGTCTACGAACCGTACGAAACGGGTTACGGTGGGCGTTATGTAACGAAAACCATCCTCAAAAGACTCACCACCAAACAATATCTTATCGTTGCTCGAGGCGCTGCTAAGTCAATGTATGCAGAATGTATTCAAAGTTATTTCTTGAATGTTGATACCTCGACCACGCATCAAATCACCACGGCGCCCACAATGAAGCAAGCTGATGAAGTGATGTCACCATTCAGAACGGCCATCACAAGAGCTCGTGGTCCTTTGTTCCAGTTCCTCACTGAGGGGTCTCTGCAAAACACTACGGGATCCCGAGCACTTCGTCAGAAATTGGTTTCGACCAAGAAGGGCATCGAGAATTTCCTCACAGGGTCTCTTCTCGAAGTTCGTCCAATGTCAATTGCTAAACTCCAAGGTCTTAGACCTAAAGTATCAACAATTGACGAATGGCTCTCCGGTGATTTACGTGAAGATGTTGTCGGCGCCGTCGAACAGGGTGCTTCTAAACTGGATGATTATCTAATTGTTGCCATTAGTTCTGAAGGAACTGTTCGAAATGGCAGCGGCGACACCATCAAGATGGAACTTGCGGATATTCTCAGAGGAGAGTATGCTGCGCCGCATGTGTCTATCTGGCACTACAAATTAGACGAACTTGACGAAGTAGCTTATCCTGAAATGTGGTTAAAGGCCCAACCTAATCTTGGTCGAACAGTTACGTATGAAACCTACCATCTAGATGTCGAACGTGCTGAGAAGGCTCCCGCGGCTAGGAATGATATTCTTGCTAAGCGATTCGGGATCCCTATGGAGGGCTACACGTATTTCTTCACATACGAGGAAACACTTCCACATCGTAAACGAGAATTCTGGGAAATGCCGTGTGCACTCGGTGCCGACCTGTCTCAAGGTGACGACTTCTGTGCATTTACTTTCTTGTTCCCACTGCGTCGCGGATTTGGTGTAAAAACCAGAAGTTATATCACATCATTGACTTTGATGAAACTTCCCGCGGCACGACGTGCGAAATATGAAGAATTCGTCAATGAAGGTAGTCTTCATGTACTCGAAGGCACAATCCTCGATATGATGGAAGTCTATGACGACTTGGACGCCTTCATTGAAACTCAGAAGTATGACGTTCGTGCTTTAGGATTCGATCCATACAATGCCAAGGAATTCGTGGCTAGATGGGAAGTCGAAAATGGCGCTTATGGACTTGAGAAAGTTCATCAGGGAGCCAAGACCGAATCTGTGCCACTTGGCGAATTGAAAATTCTTAGTGGTGAACGTTTACTTTTCTTCGATCAAGTACTAATGTCTTTCGCAATGGGTAATGCCGTTACGCTGGAAGATACTAATGGGAACCGAAAGCTTTTGAAGAAACGCCAGGATGAGAAGATCGACAACGTCTCCGCTTTGATGGATGCTTATGTTGCATACAAAGCCAATAAGGAGGCTTTTGAATGAGTCATTTTGGTATTCTTAAACCTCCACGAATGATGTGTGGGATGGTCTAACGGAAATGACACTCACACTTTAGCATATCCGACCGTTATGAAATGACATAAAAGCCCTTTGAGTAGAGAGAGGGGGTGACTCATGCAAACTTTAGGTTCCCGCTTGAAACACGCATGGAATGCATTCGTGAATCGCGGAACCGAGGATCGCCTTCGCAACTACGATGGAGGCTTTAGTTACGGCGGTCGTGTCGATCGTGTGCAAACCAGATTCAGCAATGAAAAGTCTATCATATCTTCAATTTATACAACATTGTCAATTGATGTTGCTTCTGTAGTTATCAAACACGTTCGTCTTGACAATAAAGATCGATATCTAGAAGACATCGATAGCGGTTTGAATACTTGCCTCACAGTTGAGGCTAATGTCGATCAAGCTGCTAGCGCTTTCAGACAAGATATCGCAACGACACTGTTCGATAAAGGTGTTATTGCCATTGTGCCGGTCGATACTACAATTGATCCGTCGCAAAGTACAGGGTTCGATATCAAGACGATGCGAGTCGGAGAGATTGTAGGCTGGTATCCACGACATGTTCGTGTGAGTGTATGGAACGACGCTACCGGACGACGCGAAGAGATCATTCTTCCAAAAAGTGCTGTGGCTATTGTTGAGAATCCACTCTATCTCACCATGAATGAACCCAACTCAACATTGCAACGATTGATTCGAAAATTGAATCTTCTTGATGTGGTGGACGAACAGACGAGTTCCGGTAAACTCGATCTCATTATCCAATTGCCGTACATTATCAAATCGGATGCGAGACGGCAACAAGCAGAGCAACGACGTAAGGACATCGAATTCCAACTTAAAGGGAGCCAATACGGTATTGCGTATACCGATGGTACCGAGAAGATTACTCAACTCAATCGTCCCGCTGAGAACAATCTGCTAAAACAGGTTGAGTTCCTTACGGCAATGCTTTATGGACAACTGGGTCTTACCCCGGAGGTCATGAGTGGCACAGCCGACGAAGCAACGATGCTGAACTACAACAAGCGAACTATTGAGCCGGTCGTTCGTGCTATCGTAGAAGCTATGCGTCGCGCTTTCTTGACAAAGACGGCACGCACTCAAAAACAATCAATCATGGCGTTCCAGGATTTGTTCAAACTTGCTACGCCATCGACGATTGCAGAGATTGCTGACAAGTTCTCTCGTAATGAGATTCTGTCCTCGAATGAAATCCGTCAGATTGTTGGGTTCGCCCCATCGTCAGATCCCAAGGCTGACAAATTGATCAATAGCAACATGCCGCAGTCTTCGATGGACCCCAATCCGCCAACGAATGGGCCAAATAACCAAAATAGTCCGGCCTAGAGAAAACAGGTCCGTTTACAACTCGAAAAGGAAGGAGAACAGCCAAAATGGAAGCCGATTTCAGCGGTTATGCCACCAAGGCTGGGCTCAAGTGCTCCGATGGCCGAACTATCATGCCCAATGCGTTCGCGCATCAGGACAAGGTGCAGGTTCCGCTCGTTTGGCAGCACGGACACGACGATCCCGCAAACGTACTTGGCCACGCGGTTCTTGAAAACAGGACTGACGGCGTCTACACGTACGCTTATTTCAACAACACGACTGCTGGTCAGAATGCTAAGCAGCTTGTCCAGCACAAGGATGTCAATGCACTGTCGATCTTCGCCAATCAGTTGGTGGAGAAGGCAAAGCAGGTTGTGCATGGCATGATTCGCGAGGTAAGCCTGGTTCTGGCTGGAGCAAACCCTGGCGCTTTGATTGACTATGTCAATGTAGCGCACTCAGACGGGAGTGTTGAGATCGCGGATGACGCTGCTGTCATCTACACCGGTCTGACTCTCGAGCATCAGACTACCACTGCGCAGCCTCAGGCTAACGACCCTTCGACTGTAACCGCTCAGGATGTCTATGACACCCTGGATCAGGAGCAGAAGGATCTCGTTCACTACATGATCGGTGCGGCCCTGGAAGCACAGGGGGCAAACGTTCAGAATGCTCAGCACTCCGGAATCGAAACACCACCGGAGCCTAAGCTTGACCCGAATAATGACTCCGGCGAGGGAAACCTCGAGCACAAGGAAGGAACCGCCGAGATGGCGCGAAACGTCTTTGAGACTGGGCAGGGCGAGACCAACGCCAACCCGAAGCACACTCTGACCCACGCCGACGTCAAGGGTATCGTCAGCGATGCCATGAAGAGTGGGTCCCTGAAGGATGCCGTGGAGCGCTACGCGCTCCAGCACGGTATCGACAACATCGATATCCTGTTCCCGGATGCTCGTACGAGCACTTCGACGCCGGAGTTCAACAAGCGTCGGACTGAGTGGGTTTCGCGAGTACTGGATGGAACCCGTCACTCTCCCTTCTCTCGAGTGAAGACCATTGTCGCGGACCTGACCGAGCCCGAGGCACGTGCACGTGGTTACATCAAGCGTCACTACAAGAGCGAGGAATGGTTTGGTGTGTCCAAGAGGACCACCAGCCCGACCACGATCTACAAGAAGCAGACCCTGGACAGGGATGATGTCCTGGATATTACTGACTTCGACGTTGTCGCTTGGCTGAAGGGCGAGATGCGCCTGATGCTGGAGGAGGAGCTCGCTCGGGCTATCCTGATCAGCGATGGGCGTGACGTCAGTTCTGAAGACAAGATCAAGGACCCGGTTGGTGCTGCAGATGGCGTTGGCATTCGTTCCATCCTGAACGACCACGAGCTGTTCGTCACCACACTGAGTGTCAACATCGATGACTCCAGCTCTTCGTACGATGAGGTCGTGGACGCAGTCCTCGATGGTATGGAGTACTACAAGGGGACCGGTACGCCGGACTTCTACACTACGATTCGGACCCTCAATGGTTTCCTGAAGGCCAAGGATGGTATGGGTCGTCGTCTGTACCCAACCAAGGCTGATGTCGCCGCTGCTCTTGGCGTCAACGATGTCATCACGGTTGAGCCTATGAACGAAGTCACCGATCTGCTCGGGATCATCGTCAATCTGCAGGACTACAGCCTGGGCGCCGACAAGGGCGGCGAAGTGTCGATGTTCGATGACTTCGACATTGACTACAACCGTCAGAAGTATCTGATCGAGACTCGCCTGTCGGGTGGTCTGACTAAGATTAAGTCTGCTCTGGTTGTCAAGAAGACGGTCTCGACCGCGGTTCTGCTGGCGGCTCCGACTACGCCGACTTACGACGACACTACTTGGGTCGTGACCATCCCGACGATGGCGAACGTTGTCTACAAGAACGCCGACACGTCCGCTACTCTGACTGCCGGTGCTCAGACGGCTCTGACCGCCGGTCAGCGTCTCAATGTTGTAGCGGTTGCCGCTACCGGTTACTTCTTCGCCAACAACGCGAAGGACCAGTGGACCTACTTCCGTCGGGCGTAAGTTGGAGTGGCAATGAAGTTTTATGGCGAAATTGGTTACGGCACTTCGGTAGAGACTTCACCTGGAGTCTGGTCTGATGTTATCACAGAGCGCGCTTATCGCGGCGATGTTCTTCGTAACACCAGGAAATCCCAGGAAGGTCAGAGCGTCAATAATGATCTGACCGTGAACAATTCTATCAGTATTGTCGCAGATGCCTATGCCAGCGAAAATTTCTTTGCCATTCGCTATATTAGGTGGGCGGGGACGTTGTGGATCGTCAGTGATGTCGAAGTGCAGCGTCCCCGTCTCCTACTAAGGCTTGGAGGTATATATAATGGCCCCACGGCTTGAACTCCAAACTAAATTGGAGGAAATCCTTGGAAGTCAAAATGTATATTTCCAACCGCCAGCCAATGTGCAAATGCAGTATCCGTGTATTGTTTATTCGAGAGATAATTCGGATGCTACGTTCGCTGGCAATGAGTTGTATCGTTACGTTAAGAAGTATCAAGTAACGCACATCTCACGTGACCCTGACAGTTCAATACCCGATCAGGTCGCTGCGCTGCCTATGTGTACGTTTAATCGATTTTACACGGCAGACAACCTCAACCATGATGTTTTTTATCTTTATCACTGAGGAGTAACAGTGAGTAAGCTGTCCTGGGACAATACCGGGGAGCGACTCTACGAGACTGGCGTCGACCGGGGCGTTCTGTACATCCCGGATTCTGGTGGAGATTACACCATCGGTTACGCTTGGAGTGGCCTGGTCTCGGTCACGGAGTCGCCTTCGGGCGCAGAGTCCAACCCGCAGTACGCGGACAACATCAAGTACCTGAATCTTCTCTCGGTAGAAGAGTTCGGGGCCACCATCGAGGCCTTCACCTATCCGGGTGCGTTCGGACAGTGCGATGGTACGGCTGAGCCCGAGGCCGGAGTTCTACTGGCGCAGCAGAATCGGAAGACCTTTGGTCTGTGCTATCGCACCAAGTTGGGTAATGACGTAGCCGGAAACGACTTCGGATACAAGTTGCATCTGGTGTACGGGTGCCTGGCCGCTCCCTCAGAGAAGGCCTACAACACCGTAAACGACTCGCCCGAAGCGATCACGTTCAGCTGGGATGTCAGCACGACTCCCCATGCGGTGACAGGCTTCAAGCCGACTGCGCTTATTGTCATCGACAGCACCAAGGTGACTTCGGACGCACTGCTCACGTTGGAGAACTTTCTGTACGGCACGGTAGGTAGCGATCCGAGTCTGCCACTTCCGGATGCTGTTCTGGCAATCTTTGCAGGCACTCTGACTCAGGTCACTCCGACGGCTCCAACTTACGTTCTGGGGACTCACACTATCACTATCCCGACCGTAACTGGCGTCACCTACAAGCGCAATGGTATCGTCGTTACTGGCGACATTGTGATCGCAGTGAACACCGTCATCACTGCTCAACCGAACACCGGCTACAAGTTCCCCGCGGTTGTCGACGACGACTGGTTCTTCAGTTTCGCCTAGCTATTAAGAAAGGAGATCAGAGAATGCTCACTATTTGGGTTCCAATGACGGAGAGTTACG